GACCAGGTGCGAAAAGTTTGGCGATGAATGCCCAGCCCACCCGTGTAGGACTTTGTGGAGTGTTGCCAGTTGCCACCAGTTTCGCACCGGGCTAACTGATCGTAGTAAGCGTCAGGCAGTACGGCCTGGTACTTGTCGTGGGGGTCAGCAGCTGCACTTGCGTGAGCTGGGGCGGATAGGGCGGTGATAAGCGTTAGTGCCATGAGTTTCTTAATCAACTCTCTCTACTTCTGTTGGCGGCCCCCATGAATGCCAAGACTGTGCACGTGTGCACACTTGGGTATAAACAATCAGGCCTGTGGACAAGTCTGTGAAGACCTGCACCATGGTTTTCTTATCTTTAGACCTTAGGGCGATATAGCCCCATGTGGGAATCATGGTCTGTTGGCCATCATTTTAAGCCAAAGCCAGCATGAGACCCAGCCCATTATGAAACTGTAGATAAATTGCGTATCGGTCATGCCCAGCCCCTTACCATGTCCATACCTTTTTGGGTTATGCCACACACAATGCCCTGAGAGCCACTCAAGAGCGCCCTACGGATGCCTAAGTCTTGGATTAGTCCAATGGTGCGCAAGTCGCTGCAGCGCTTCCAGTAGCCCTTTATTTCGTGGCCAGCCAGTGCGGCTCGAGCGTCTGCTATTTGAGTAGCGGTGGTTACTTTACACAATTTTAGAAAGCGGTGGTGGATATCCCAATGGAAACAAAGATACCCACCACCTAGCCCCAGCACTGCTCAAACAGTGTCTGGGAATCCTTTATGGCTTAGGAAGTGCGCGCCATGCAGCCTCTAGCGCTACGCCATCCTCAGCGTGGCCACCATTCGATTGCGGGGCAAGTTCTACATGAATCCAACGCCCGTTTTTTGAGCCACCATTATCAGAATCAGTCCACAGTTTCCAGCCTGGCTTGCCATTTCTGTTGCATCTCCAGCCCTGCCACGTGCCGTTAATTAGGCCGCCGTAGTCGTGTACTTCTTCAATGCCTAGCTCTTTGTAGTACTTAACGAACCATTGCATTGCTTGCACAGCTGCAGCGCGTCCTTCTTTTGTGTCCTTAAAACCAATGTCACAAGCTCGGGCTGTTGCGTGCACACTCATGCCTTGCCCTGATCGCATTTCTCTGACCACGAGCGTGCCTAGGTTTGTAAAGCCCCATCTGCGATTACAAAGATCAACAAACTTTTCGGTGCCTGCCATTTTGGCTGTGGCTGTTTTGTCGTACCCGGTGTATTTCATGGTGCTGGTGGGTCTTTCGGTCTGTCCTTCAAACCATTACCCGCTAATACCCCCAAGAGCCCGCCAGTAAGGGTGGCCAGCATTGGCGAAAGGACAGACCAAGCGGCATCGTCATTGGGTGAGACCTCAAGCGGTTGTGTTACAAATAGCAAGCCGTAAAGCAGAGCCAAAATTGAAGCAAGAAAAGCAAGTGTTAAGCCGATGGCTACGACAAAAATAAGTCGTGCTTTTATTTCTTCGTTTGTGTGTCTGTTGTCTGGTTTCATACGCACTTTCCGCCTGTCCCGTATGCGGGGGCTGGTGTTGTTGGGGTGATTGTTTCGGTTACTCCGCGTAAGGCTTTGTTCTTGGTTGGTGGGCAGTTGAGGCGTTCACGATCAGCGCAAGCGGTGAGCGATGCTAAAAAAACCAATAGAATTAGGCTATTTTGCATCTTCTGTTGGTTCTTCGGTTGCGCCAAGCGCAAGCACTTCTGCGTATTCTTTGTCTGTCATTTCTCTTTGGCCGTATGTACCGTCGTCGAGGATTGTTGCTATTAGTGGGTTTGTCATTATGGCTCCCTATATCCGTACAGACGCCATTCGCCTGTCATGGTTGGCGCACCAGATGATGAGATTCTTATGCGGTCAAATGCATCTGTTGCGTTTCTGAATCCTGCACTGTGAATAGCCCTGAATGTGTTTGCTTCAAAGGCTTGCATGGTGAAGGTGAATTGTTGGCTTGCTTTCATGCGAAACTCCATAACGGTTTGCGAACGGTATGCGTTTGTTGCTTGTCCAGCCCAAAAGTAATTAGTGCTGTTTGACGAGTTAGCGCCACCAACACTGTTGTCATATGCGGCATAGCCAACGCCTGCATAGTAAAGGCTATTCAGTGCTGTTCCGCCGTTGTAAAGCACTGCTCGGTAATCGGTTGTTACGGAACTTCCGCCACCAAACAGCAGTTTGTAATAGAGATACGTTGAAGACAAGCCTGTGACATCAAATGAAGTCACTCCCGAATAGGAAGCACTTGCAACATAGGTCAAACCTGAGTTCGCTAAATAAGTGTTTGTATCAGCAGCAGTCAGGATTTGACCACTGGTGAATGTTTGAATTGCCATGTTTGTCTCCTTTAGAAACTTAGAAGGTTGTTATCGAGCGTTCCAAAGATTGCATCGTCAAGAGTTAAATATTGGTTGCCGTCCGTACTCTCAAAAGTGTACGAAACAATATGGCTGCCAGGTGTGATGTTATGGCTAATTCCCGACACAATCAGGGTCTGTGTCTCAGTCGCTGGCGTGCCTACTACAAAGTTTTTAACTACTGTGGCAATGCTGGTCATGTCAAGGTTTAGCACGATGTTTTGGTCAGTAGCCGATAAGGCTGACATTTCGGTAGATAGCCCTGTGAACCTCAACACAGGGTTTTTGTACTTACCCAGCAGATAGTTACCAAGATTAGCAACTTCTGTAGTGGTGCTGTTAAGCAAGTCCGTCAGCGAATACTGCTGAGCCTGATAAAGCGCAATGCTGGTCGAGTTGCTAGTTTCTTGTTTAGCCCCTGCTGGCGATTGGGTCACTATGTAGTTGTATAGCAGCTCGTCACCAAATTGGTTAATTAGTGACTGATACCGGATGCCTGTGCCGTCAGTGTTAAACGTGGCACCAGCCACCGGGTTAAGAACACTAGACCTACCCTTAAAAGTCAGGGTGCCATTAGCGCTCATAAACAAATAGCCCTGCTCGCTGGTGTTAATCAGCTGCAAATAGTTAAGACAGTTAGTGTCCTGACTAATAGCAAAAGCGCCGAGCGTAGAACTGCCAGTGTCTATGGCTCGAGCGCCTTGGTAGTTAATCTCTGGCAAGTCCAGCACAGTGTTAATACGTGCACCAGTGGCCTGTGCTGATGGGGTCACAGCGTTTAGTGACTGGTTAGCAAGCACCGTAAAGTTGTCAGAGCATGACGCGTACATCATGTCTTGGTTGCTGATGTCGTAGTCAAGGTTCCAGTCAGTAATCAAGCCTGTGTAAATGGGTATGCCATTAGCAAGTATCTGCACGGGGCATCTAGGCAGTACGAATGGGTAGTAAGGGCTGGCCGTGTTGCTTGGGTTTAGCACTTGGCTGGCGTTATCAAAAGCAATAACAGCAGTGCCAGCATTGAACTGGTCTAACTGGCGTGAACGGCCACGGGTAATGCTGACATTCTCTACAAGGCTTGTCAGATCAACAAAGGTCAAGCCACCTAATGTGCCGCGGCCTGCAGTGTCTAGAACACCGTAGAAGGCATCGTCCAACATGAATGGCGTACCAAAGCCAGTGGTGCTCTGAAAGCCCACCAGCACCTGCATAATAGGGACGCTCATGCTGAGGCAAACACCTGACCACTACGACGCTGTGCCTTTTGGATGGCAGCAATAATGTCCTGACCTACTTGATCGGGTGTGCTGACTAGACCAGCGTTTACTGTGATGTTCATACCTAAGCCACCCGCCTTGTTTAACGGCACTACGGCTTCTGGGCCAGCCTCGCCTATTAGGGCAAATGTTGGGGAACGGACGATGCCCCCGGTGGCCATCGCTTTATAGTCAAGGCCTGCAGGGTTAGCGCCACCATCGCCGCCACCATCGCCGCCAAGCCTGCCAAAACTTACAGAGCCAAGTTCGCCAATATCTTTGCCGGGTTTAATTAAGTTAATGCCCTTAATGACAACATTGACCATTGCAATAAATGCGTTAGCCATAAACTCAAAATTGCTGGCTACTTGATTAACAACTGCATTTACTACATTGCGGAAAGTATCAAAGCGCTTATATGCCATGACCAAAGCAACGCCTAAAGCAACAATGCCAGCCGTGATTAGCACTGCAGGGTTAAGAGCCATAGCGGCATTAACTAAAACAACAGCAGCGGCTAAAGCGCCAAAAGCAACTGCTACAGCTGTAATCAGTGTTGGGTTGTCTTGTGCCCACGTGGCGAACGATTGCAGCACTGGCAGAGCCTTTTCAAGTATCGGCAGCAGTGCAGCGCCTACACCTTCCTTAGCTTCACCAAGTGCAACACCTAAACGCTGCATAGAGCCAGCAGCAGTGTTAGCAGAGTCTGTGGCAGCACCACCAAAAGTAACGGCCATCTCAGCCATGACTTCATCCATACTTGCGCCGTCTTTAATCATCTGGCGTAGCTCTGGTGACAGTTTTGCCAGGGCAGTCATGTTGCCGCCATACGCTTTTTCCATAGCTCGTGTGACACTTTCAAGACTGACGCCCTTGGCTGCGGCTATGTCCATACTTAAATTGGCAGCCTTTTGGGCTTCGTCAATGTCCATCGTGGCACGTACAAGTCCAGCCATTGCCGGGCGTAACTCATCATCGGTAACGCCTTTAAGTTTTCCCTGTTGAGTTATGTAAGCCTCGACGCCTGCAATTTGTGCATCAGTGGCTGCAGTGGTTTTCTGTAGCTGACGCGCCAACATTGCCTGTGCCTGCTCATCTTCCATAGCACCCTTGACTGCATCACCAAGGCCAGCGACTAAACCACCAAGTGCTACGGCTGCGTATTTGTTTGCTTTGCCTAGCGCGTACTTTGCCTTAGCCTGCGCGCCTTCTAGATCCTTAAAACCTTTTTCGGCTTCCTTTAATCCCTTTGGGTTAAATTGCGTAACGATTGGTAGGTAGATAGCCATTAGCCAGATGTCCTTGCTTGTAGTGCGCGGTTAGCGTCAGCGATAACTTCATCCACAGCGCGCATAATGTCAGCAGTGCCCTGCTCAGCAATGAAGGCTCGAGAGCGCCACAAGCCGCGCTGAGGCCTGCCAAAAACATTAGTAAGCAAGCGTGAAAAGTCGCTGTTGTTTTTTGTGCCTGCCTGGCTGAACAGTGCCCCAGCTGCATCTTTCTGCACCAGAGTGACTAAGGGTGTTATGCCTTGACCACGTGCACGACCACCAACCATGATTTGTACGCCTTTATCCACAGCGGTTTTGTCGTAAGCAAGTCTGCCTTTCTTGCCTTTTTTGCTACGGCCCCAGCCGTGAATGACAGAGATACCAATATCGGCAGGGAACTGCTTACGGCCTTCCTCAAGCATTGCCGGGCTACTGGCCTTAATCTTGGCGGCAGCCTTAAAACGCGCTGACTTGTCTAACTTGCTTAGCTCTGACAGTGCCTGCTTCAAGCCTGTAATTTCGGCGCTTGTTTCTAGGCTCATGGCTTGCGGCTTTCGTTTAACAGCTTGATTGTGGTATTCAAGTCGGCTATGTCAAACTCTACAGCAGGTGGCCACCACCCGACTGCTACTAGGACACTGGCTAGGGAATGGCGGTAGGTTCCGCTTGGGTAGGGTTTGCCGGATCATTATCCACCACTTCCAAAGTCACCAAGCGTTTAATAAAGTCATCGAGAACTACGGGCACTGTGATGCCAGCAACTTTGGATGACTCGTACGCCATAAAAGCCAAGTCCTCAATGCTGATGCCTTGCTCACCTATGGTGCTCGACTTGCGCTTGTATTTGCGTTCCCATTGCACAATGACAAAGAGGCTGGTGGTGACTTCGTACGGGCCTTCGCCCGTGTCCACCTTGAGGGTTAGTTTCATGTCGGGTTCCTTTAGTTAAGGGGTTGTGATATCTCGCGCATAGGTGCCGCCAATAAATGACGCGGTAATCATTGACAGTTCGCCAACAGCGCCAGTAATTGGTGTGTAGTCCACCAGCTGCATATTGATGATTGTGAACTCAGGGTTAGACGCTGACTCTGTCGTGCCTGATGGCGAGATGACTAACTGTGTAGTACCTGTGCCGAGATTGGCGAACAATGTGGCCTCGACCTCACTAGTGCCATAGCTGAGATACATTTCTAGCTCTACAGATACGGTCTGCAAGCCTGGCACGAAACGATGGCCAGTGTCACCAAAAGCAGTGCTTTCGAGACTGTCCACGCCAAGTGTGATAGTGGCGCTACGGCACTGGTCAGTCAAATCAACAGCTGTCC